CTTTTGTAATTCCTGCCGGATTTTTTGTCAATATTTCTTTAACTTGTTCTTTCGTTATCATGATTCGCTATTTTTTAATTCTACACTTTTTCATTATTCCCCCACCTATGGAATGGCATCTACTAATTGCTATTATCTTTCTCATAACCTATTTTAATTTTTCTTTTACACCTAATAAATAACCCGCACTGAAAACAAAGCCAATGCACACATATCACGAGCGAGTCTGCATCTTTAATCCTTTCTCGCTCCATGTACCACATTATTGCCGGAAGCAGAAAAAATACATCACTAATCTTACTGTAGCCGACAAAGCGTTTATCGTTGAAGTATAAATCACTCATAATTATTTAGTAATTTGTTACCACAAATCCTCTGAAGTTAACATACCACCTATAAGAGGCTGCTTTAATTGTCCTGTTTCTTTAACCAGCGCATAAGCTTCTTTTCTGGTTAAAAATCTATTCTTAGTAGTAAGAAATCCTTGTATCGCTTTACTGCTATCTGGCATTTTTAAAAGTGCTGCCTGTTGGAATATTCCGGGATGTCTCCACCCACATAGCACAATGCCAGTATCAATATTGTATGGCTGATACGAATAAGATTCTCCATCATCCACATGAATTGCTGCGCACATCACGTATTCTGTTTTCCCATCATTCATATGAGCTTCCAATCTCTTCTTGTCCATGACTCACATTTTTTTAATTATTCTCTTCTTTCTTATCATTCCGTATCCAAACTATCTGAATATTCCTTTTAGGCCTCCATTAACAGCGCATATTTTGGCTTCATTTGATGGGTGTACGTATACATTGAGGGTTGTACTTATATCCGAATGTCCTAGAATTGTGGATACAGTTTTAACATCGACTTTATTTTCAATCAAGGTACTTGCAAAAGTATGTCGTAATCCATGAAATTTAATGCAATGATTTAACTTTACTTTTTCAAGAATAAAAATTCGATAATATGTACGTAAAGTTCGAGGTTCGATAAAATCCTCAGAGCAGGTGCAAACATAATAATCTGGCTTACATACGGCATAGAACTTTTTCACAATGGGTAAAATATTTTTAAGAATAGGTATGTGCCTATCTGATGAACTAGTTTTAGGAGCTCCTATCTCAACCACCGTCTTTTTCCTGTCGGTACCGATATTTCCAGGAAGATATATGCGCTCCATTGTTTTATTGACATGAATTGTATTGCCAACAATATCTATATCCCGCCACTGTAACGCACAAATTTCGCCAATCCTCATGCCTGTGCATATTGTTAATAAAATGCCTAAATTGCGAGGTGATGGATTATCCATAACATACTCAACAATTTTACGATATTCTTCTTGCGTGTAACGTTCTAATTTTGAAACGCCAACCTTATTATTGGTTGGCCAAATAACCTTCCAAGCTGTATCGGGAACATTGATGTCCAATTCGTCACCAGCGTAGCGAATAAGCATCTTTATGACTATAAGGATATCTGAGCAGTATTTCTTTGACTTAGTGCCTGAATCAAGAAGTTCATAAAGAAATGTTGTAACAACCTTCTTATTCATGGTCTCCACATCTGTAGATCCAAATCTAGGAGCCAGTATCTTTATATATATGAGCTGATAACAGCTTAGTGTTGATTCCTTAACTTGTCTTCTCTTGACAGACAACCATTTATTATATACATCATTTAATTTCATAATTCTTGTACTATTTTGGCATTAGTATCTGCTTTTATTATTTCCGAAAAGGAAAGTGTATCATCTTTGCGATTAAGAAGGATATACTTCTGCTTAACTTCTTTTGTTAATACATCCCCGTGATAAACATACCCCATAATTCCTCTAATCGATAAGTTTAAAAGAAGTATAGGAATTGATCTATCAGATAATTCCCAACATGATACAATATTCTGAGATGGGAAATGTTCCCAGGGTAATAATTTCGTACAACGTTGCCACCAGTCCGCAATGATCATAGATCCATTTCCGGCAGTAGGTTCATGTATACTTCCGGTTTGAGATGTTAGCAATGAACATAATACTCCCAGAGAATTTGGTGTGAAGTCCTGTTTTTTTTGCTTTCTTTCAGATAAATCACTTTCGTAAACTTCTTGAAACCAGTCATAAGACAAATCGTTATCGTTCAGTCTAATCAATTCTCGGTATATTTTATTCCTATCTTCTAAATCCATATCTAAAATTTTAGTAACGGCATTAGGTAAATCCATCAGGTCATTTATTAAAAATACCTTAAATAAGTCGTCCTTATTCATATCGTTTATCGAGCTGGTTAAGAAATGTTTTATTTATTATCTTCTTATATGAGTTTCTTTTATGAATCATAATCCGCATTCCACTCTATTGAAATGGTCGCTTTCACTTTTTTGGTGCCGTCACAGAATTTGCAAGGAATCCATCTTGATTCATTGTGTCCTGTTTCAACTAAAGAACCTCCTTGACCGTTACAACGAGGACAAGGGACATTGCGTATGTGTTTTTTTTCAGGATTTGTACCGTACTTATCCGGTTCGATATCCAATGTATATTTTAATTCACTCATTCTATTCTCCTTTCTCTTTTAAAATAAACTCGGTTCTTTCGATTCCTTTACATACTCCAGTACCATATAGTCCAGTGGTTGCGTTTTCCAGTTGATGCCAGGTCGGTTCTTGTAAAGCGACTTGATCAGCCGCTGGCATTCTTCGGGCGACAGGCCGGTGTCGAGCTTCGCCATCGGGAGATTGATGCGATCCATCGTGATTGTGGTGGCGTGTATGATCCGGGCGTTGCCTTTCCACACACCTTTCAGATAGACCTGCTTCACTGCGCCAATGGCATTCCTCACCGGCTGGTGGATCCGGATCGTGGTGAAGCAGGTGCAGTTCAGTTTGTTGTTGAAGTTATCTTCAAATTCCAATCGTTCATCCATGACTTTATAATATTTACCATTTGACTGCTTACATTTAAAGCAATATATCATCCATCTGTTATCTTTTTTATCCACCCGGCACACTGTATATCGAAACCCGCAAGGGCAAACATATATCCAGCGGCCAGGAGTCAGAGTGGTTGATTTGACTTTTACGGACATTAATCAATTGCACTCATGGACAAAGGAATGTTATGTTCTTTTCCGTTCTCATCCCGAAAAGTCGCTTCAATAAACTGGCAGGTCGGAACAGGACGGTAAGCTTCCTTTATGATTTTAATTCCGTCCATGAAATCTTCATCTCCTGATTTTATCGCGAGTTTTTCAAGTTCCAACACCTTCTGAGCTTTTAAATTACCTTTTCGGTCCTTGGCAAGAAGGCCCATAACCGTATCGACCAATGAAGCACTATTTTCATCTTTTGCAAGAGTTCGCAAATAAGCCTTTACTTTGTCTACTCCAACATTTACAGTATCGTCCCATCCTTCATTGATCCGGTTTCCTATACGGATAGTTTTGCTGCCATCAGATGTTGAGAGCGTATCGCTTTTACGATCACTTTTTACATTGAACAGTTCGTTTTTCATTTGAATGATGGTTGAACTGCTTGAAAAAATATCAGATTTTGTATCCATTAGAATAGAAGAAACATTCTGCAATTTTTTCATTGTCTCTTCAACCCATGAATCCACGATCGCTTTATAATTTTCACGTTCTTGCTGTACACGGGCTCTTTCAGCCTTGTCTTCTGCTTCCAACTGCCGACGTAATTCGGCTTTCTGTTCTTTTGTTAAATTATCCAAGTTCATAATTTTGTATTTTAATATGTTGATATTCAATTATTATCTAAAATCGTCATTTACTTCCAGAGGCTTTTCACCTTTGATGTCGAGAATCTTTTTTTCTATCCATCCGATTCGTTCGAGAGCCTTTCGGTCGTCTGGATGATCAAAAAGGTGGTCCAGTTCTTTATCGTATTCCCTTTCCAAAGTTTCCAACAGCTTCTGTTCTTCGCGGGAAAGAGTTTTTGCCGGATCTTGTTTTACTCTTGGCATAACACTAATTCTTTGAGGCTGTAGCCAGTTCTTTTCGTTGCTGCTTTAACCGGTTGTCGCAATACGAACAGACGGCCTTGAACAAATCCGGAAGTTCACAGATAGGAATGGCCGGCAGAATTCGTCCGCGACTGATAGGAAGACTCCGGATATGGCGATTGGCTTCTTCATATCCATCAATTGTATTGATGCCAATTCGGGCAAGTTGCTTGAAAATACGATGATACCAGCCTTTACGGATAGCTTTCTCGTTAAGTTCAGCCTTCAGACTGTTCATGTCTGTCGCGATGTTAACCTGCCTTTTTAAATCGATGACCAGTTCGTCATATTCCTTGTCGGAAAGTTCCGACAGGCTGATCCTTCGTCCATGATCCGCTCCGTATTTGCCAATCAGGAAGCTCTCTATCACACCACCCTTGATCGTCTCCACTTCTGAGGGATCATAGCCCGGTATACGTCTCAGATAACCGTAGAACAGGCCGGTGTTACGTTTCTTGTAGGTACGTTTTTGAGTTGTCATATCTCTGAATTTTGTAATGTTTGTCTGGAAAAATCCGTCTTGTCTCCGTGAATGAGGGATGCCGTCTCTTCATCAATATCGATACGTTCATTCTTACCTCCGCGGACAGTGGCATAGGCTGCTTTCCCCTTTACGTGAAAATAGGCATAAGCCATTTGTTTGGCTATCGTGGCCGGTGCTCCCAGTGGCTCTCCCCGTTCATCCTCATGAGCAAGGAAAACAAAAAGGACCTTCGGAAAATCTTGCAGGAGCGTAATGATGTCATCCTTCTTTAAGTCCGTATAGACTGTCAGATTATCTATAAAGATGATTTTCTCACATTTCCGGTTGTTTTTTATCTCCTCACGCAAATCATCGATAGAGACGAATGGCCATGAATGAAAATTCCGATTGGTGTCCTGAATTCCGACACGATTGACTGCCTTCGTATATGAGGATCCGGTGCCTTCCTCCGCAGATATATATAACACCGGTTCAATCTTGGAAAGGTCATTGGCAAGATTAAGGGCAAATGTGGATTTACCATTTTTTTCCTTGCCATATATGAGCCAACAACCCTTCCGTTCCTGGTCTCCCAATATCCTTTTCCATTCTCCCAAGAACGGCATGAATTTAAACCGTTGGGCATTCAGGTTACTTACTGATAATCTTCTCATGATGATACTATTCCTCATTTAAGATGAGCAATGTTTCTGCACGACGGAGGCCGGTTTCTGCTTCCTGGCTGTCAGTCGCCAGACACATGTTCACGATTTTGTTGATTTTGCGTTTGTCTTTGATGTTGACGGATAATACCGTTTCTATCAGCGTCCGGAAGAACACCGCACGATCATCCGGTGCATCGGGAACGATGTGGTTGTATTTCGAAGAGAAGCGGGAGAAGAGTTCCTTGTAGGACTGCTTCTTTGATGTCCCTTTCCCTTTCTGCAATTTGGTCCGTAGTCCGTCAGAACCCATCAGATACCATCCGCAACAGTCTTGTGTCCCGTTCCAGAATTCATGCAGCAACAAAAGGGATGAATAGGACAATGCGCCGGCTTCGTCTATGATTACGATCGGATGGGGCAGGATGTTCAGTATGTATTTGGCGGATTCCTTGATCTCTTCCAATGTCCCGTCCAGTTCCCCACCCACGGCTTTTGCGATGGCGCGGATCATAGAACGTTCCTGCCGGCATTGCGTCGCATCGATATAGAAGCAATTCTTCAAGGTCCGTGAAAGATAGCGGGCGGAATAGGTTTTACCGATTGCGCATTCATCCACAAACATCATCGATTTACTGAATTCCTTGCAGAACAGGACATCTTCCTCGATCATGTTGAAAACGTCGGTACGGGCCATGTTCCAATTGCGTTCGTTTAGGGAAACGCCAAGCTGCCTTCCTAACTCCAACCATTTACCCGGAGATATCTTCCTGTCGATATCGCCTTTCTTCAAACCGCTATATACGCTTTTGTTGATCCCGTATTTTTTTGCGAAATTCGAATCGCTACCGTCATAGCGTTCGCGGGCATCCGCAAGGGCGGAAAGGACTTTTACCTTATATTCTTCTGTTAACTCAATCATATCGTGCTATTTTTAACGTTGTCAAAATCTATCTTTTAAACTTGGGGCAAACGATTTTCGAACACTGTTCGAATCCTGTTCGATTTCCATTTCCTGATTTCTATTGTCTATTTCCAGTATTTCGATTTCTTCGGGTTCTTCTACCGCTTCATATCGTGTGAGACCAGGCATCCGGAACTTTCGGTTCAAGGTCGTTTCCCGATGATCGATGACGGTCACTTTTTCGATGCTGTGGTAACGCCGTTTGCTGTACCCCTCCAGCGTATTGCGGTACCGGGCAAACAATTCACGATTTCTGGCCTGTTCCTCCGTTTCTTCGATCTTGGCACGGGCTGTCCGGGGCTGTTCTACTAATTCACAGACCACTCGTGTCGTGTCACGCAGACAGACTATGGCGGCCAGGCATTCGCCGTTGTTGCCGTCCAGCCAGTAGATGTCAACGTTTTTACCGGCCAGAACCTGCATATATCCGATCAACTTGTCTCCGGTAGCCAATTCCCCGCCATCGGCCAACAGGAAGATGGAACTTCTAAATCGGACTTGCCCCGACATGCTGACGCTGCTTTTCGTCCTATATCCCAATGTCAAGAGGATGGAACGATACGGGATCGGACGGTTGTTTTTCGGATTTTGCTTCTCAAAAAGTATTTCCCAACGGGTTTTACCTTCATAAATACTGCATTCCATATTGTTCCAGTCTTCAATGTCCCGAAGGCTTTGTTCTACCAGTTTGTCATACGGCACTATCTCTTTTTCCTTTGTTCCTACCTGATTGGACTCGTTCCGGGCGAAAGGACGGGCGATCCATCCCGTATGCTTCTTTTCCACCTGGTAACGGAGCGGCCTCCAGTAACCTTCGCATCGTTTACTTCGTGCGCTGTTTGCCTCGATACGAACATTCTGGAACATGTTGCCGGATTTTAGGAAACCTTCCCGATAAGCCGCATTCAGGTTGCTTTCGCACTCTATCTCGTCTGGTAGTGGCAATCCCCATTCTGCATAATTGCGCACCATCTGGCGGTAAAAGTCAAGAATAATACCCTCTTTTGATGTGCCGTATACCCATGTCGTAATTGCTTCGCTTCCCAAGTCGATTCCCAGATAAAACCACATGCGAGTTCCTTTTTTATACTCGAAAGGAGGTTGGCGGTCATCCACTGAAATGATCGATCCTGCAAATTTCGGATGCTCCAGCTGTTCAAATGGTACATACTGTCCCAGGCGGATCTGACGGTTTCCAGTACGCTTGCGGGATGTGGCCACTGAGCTGCCCCATGAATTCAAGAACATGGTGACAGTACGCTGGCTTACCTTGTTGAACGACTTCGGATCAAACACTTCTCCCGTCTCGTTGCTGATGATTTCCACATAACCGGATAGGAATGCGGACAGTTGACGGTGGACTTCGGCAGGTGAAGGCTTGAATGTCTGGTGGGCAAACATGCTGTCCAGCAAGTCGAGCGTACGTTCCACGGCCTTGCCTCGATTGTTGTTGTCGTAGCCTTTCAACAGGGAAGAATAGCCTTCCGCCTCGAAACGTTCGATTTTCCTCTTTAATGAAATGGGGTTGGTCGGTAGCTTGAATTGCGGCAGTTTATTGATACCGCGCCAGGCATTGAAATTGTTGATAACCGTGGAAAGTACCTTATAAGTATTCTTCACCGGCTGGTTATGCTTGACACATTCTTCATAATGTTCAGAACGCCATCGGATGGCTGCTTTCAGTACACTGGCATCAAGGACGTATTCCTTTTGCCGTTCCGGATCAATTGTACCATATTTACCCGGACATACATCACGGAAATAGGAAACGGCTTCCAGATCCTCCCAAAAGAAGCGTTCCAGGGAACAATCCTTCTTTCGAGGATCCCCCAACTGTTTACGCCAGTCTTTGGGCAAGGTATCATAGGCAATCAGAACTTTGTTGCCTTGCCCTTTCCCTTCACGGGCACGATGAATGCCGTATGTTTTCTTTCTGTCTCTCCAAAGCCTTTGCTTCAACGCTTCCCACGAAGGGAAGAAGTCCGGTATCAGTTCTTCCTTCGTCACCACTATCATGTTATTCCATTCGTGAGGCATATCGTTTTTTGTTTTATTCATTATCAAAATGTTCCCGGAAACGGATTCGAACCGCTGACCATATCGCCTGAATTACCAGTTTCGATTGTTCTACCTGACTGAACTATCCGGGATACCACCCTCGTTTCGCGGGCCGCGTACCGCTCATGCTAAACCAATCTTAATTGAAACCTAAACCGATTGTTTATCCTTTATCGCTGCCACCAAGCAGACGTGTAAACCATGACTCAAACCGGTCGGCCTCCTTGCAGCATTCTTTCTCGTTCGCCATCAAAAGAAAACTGAACAAAAACCAGACTGAACAGAGCAGGCTTCCCTCTGCCGGTTTCCCGTTGTCCATCGCTCCGGCTCCGACAAACAGAAAGAACCAACTGATGCACCAACCATATAAAATCACCTTCACTTTCATATTCTTATTCTTTTATTTCGTTCCCGCCGCCGGTCTCGCTCCGACACCTGCAAGTCGTTAACTTTCTTGGCGGGAATAGTCTCGGTTTCGGTCAAACAACCTACCTTTGTAGGTCAAGTTAAAAAATATATTTATGGAGCTTAGTAATATTGCAGAAGCAGTCCTTCAGTCCTTACGAAAGCAAGGCGAAGGCAATCGTTCTATCGTAATTAATCGGGAGTACGCATCCGAATTGGGAATTCCTTACCATTTGCTGAAAAAGATCGTGAATGATCTTATCTGCGAGGGTTATCTAACGAAAAGGGCGGAAACCAAAGACGGACAGATCGTAAGGACCGTTAATGAGAACTGAATTCTTGTTTCAACTTATTCAGGGGGATCTTTTTCAAGGTTCCCCGTTCTGTCAAACTCTCCAATTCTCCTTGCAAATTCCAAATGCATTCATCGCCGGATCGTTCTTTGCTGTTGATACCGATAAAGCCCATGCTGAACAGTTCCATCAATCTGAATAAATCCGGATGTTGCAGCGAATATTCCCATTGCTCAAAGGACAAACGGTCTTCATATTCTAAGATACCATCGCACGATATGGACCGTTTTACATACATCTTTCCGGTAGAGTCATCCTTAACTTGAGCAACTCTCAAATTATAGCTATGGACTGATATCTCTTTATCAATATGTATATCTTTCAAATCGGTACAATAAATGTCTTCTTGGGCTGATTGTGTATTTCCTTTTTCGATTTCCATAATTCTCAATTTAAAATTTCTATCATTTGTTCTTATAGTCGATATCATAGCAAAAGATATCACCATTTCCGAAGAGCAATTTCGAGAGCGAGTCGATCCAGGTCTATCCCACCTTGATTCGTTAAAGGGAGCATTTGACCGTTCTCCTTGCAAAATAGTCTATTATCCTCCATGCGTACGAGATGAAAAAAACGAAGGTTGGTCTGCGAGAGGGATTGTGCTAATCTCTGTCGGCAAGGTTCGTGGCGGAGCTTTACTTTATCTATACGAGTCAATTGCCCGGTTGATAGAGTTTGAGTTACCAGACTACGAAGTCCGTTACGAAAGGAGCGTATTTGAACAGGAGTCATAATCCTGATAATAGCGGATGTTTGATTTTTCATTCCCATATGTTTTAGAAAGTTAGATTATATTTATCCCTCAATCGTCCGTTCTGTCTCTCCCTTCGCATTCAGGATACGGACGGTACGAGACATCGGTTTCTCCTCCATTAGGATTCCACCCCGTTCCAAAGCCATCGTCCGTGCTTTTTGGGCCGATGGGCTGTTACGTTTGAAACTGAGTGCCATTGAAAGTGCGGGACCGGTGATTCCCAATACCCTGCAAATCTCCTTACGAGCTATACCGTCTGCCAGTTCAATTTTTCTTCTCATGATTTGTATTTAATTAGTTTGTTTACAATAGATGTGTTGTTATCAGAAATTCATACTCTTTGCTTGGCTCAACCGTCACTGTCAGGTCCTCGGCCTCTGTGAATTGTTTTTTCTGTTTTTCTGTACTCATATTGTGAAATTGTTTGAAAATTGTCTACTTTTATGGCCGTGTTATCGTGTAACACGGTGCAATATTACGGATAATTATCACAATTACAAAATAAATCGTGAATATTTTCACGAAAAAGTTATTATTATGATACGCAGATTAGAGCAATTTATAAAGAATCAAGGACTTAGCGTAAGGTCTTTTGAGCAATCTATTGGCGCAAGTGATGGTATGATTAGGCGTGCCATCAAAAATAATACAGACATACAGAGTAAATGGCTATCTATTACTGCGGATATTTATCCTAATTTGGATATAAACTGGCTCCTAACTGGCCGAGGGTTCATGCTGAAATCCGAATCCACATCGCCCACGGGCGAGCATGTTTCAGACCCACTTCCACTGCCAACAGAAGAATCTTTATTATATACAATGTACAAAGAAGAAAAGGCTGAAAACAAAGAATTGATAGAGCAAATCGGTGCCCTAAAACAGCAAATAAAGACATTGGAGGAAAAGATAGCGGAGTTACAACTATCCCCTCTTCCAAATGTTGCCTCCGTTGGATCAACCCGGATCCGCAAAAGCGATGTTGTGGACTTGGGAGATGTCCAGTTTGTGGGACAATAATAATATATGGCAATAATTAAAATTCAAAACATTAAATATCAACAATAAACTTTTCTTATTATGGAATTGATAACATCAATCATTATTATTGTTTTTGCAGTATTGCAAATTATATTATTTTTTAAGGTTTGGGGAATGACAAATGATGTAAAGGATTTGAAAAACAAACTGGAATCAAAAAAAGGGAATGCGAGCAATTGGAGTAAAGATTTTGCTCTCAAAATGACTATCAACCAAAAGGAACAAGCTAAGGAAATTCTTTATAAAGAAATTCTATCCTCAAAAGCGTTTGCAGAATTAATACGTTCTAACACTGCTACCGAGGCATATAAGCTTAATATGATCGAAAAGATAAATAATGAGTATGATATTTATTTGAGAGCTATCGGGGAGTCTTCTTTTACTATTGATTGTGATAATAGGATTTACAACGTATTTAGGTAAAAAGATATCTCAAAAGCAATCATTTTAGTATATTTAGACAACATCTACTAGGCTAACTATTTAATAGTCAATAAAAAGTATCAATATAGATACACGGTAAACACAAAATAAGGGGTAACGAAAACGGCATTTAACATGCTTTTTTGCAATAATTAACCACTTATGTAGTATCGAAAGAGTTCAAAAAACAAAGCCAGATGTCCCCCTAAGTGTCCCCCTAAGTTGAAATAACGCCATTTTAAGTCACAAAAAGGGCGATGTCTCAATCTGTTAATGATCGGGACACCGCCTAAAATGATTTAAGCCTTTAAAGTATGACTTAAGTACAAGTAAAACAGTTATTTACTACATCTTATCAAATGCGATTGTATAATCATGGCTCGTTTGGTCATTTTACAGCTTCCATCGGTCATACCAGCATGCAATAAACTACTCTTGGTAATCCCAATTTCCTCTTCACTGAGCACGTCAAATATCGCTGAAATCGAGCCAAAATAATAATTCTTTTTCTCAAATATCAAATGTACATGTATTACTTTCGTCATAATCATTTTGAATAGTTCGAGCTACAAATATACCAAATAGTAAGTATATGGAATAATTTTATTAATACCTATTTTGTGTCACCAACAAAAAAAGAGACCGTATAAAGCCTCTTTTATCACACACTGGACTCATGAATATGCTATCCACAAATCAGCCCTTCAATAGGCAGAATCAGCCCAATTCATGTGATCATACATTCTTAATTAACATCGAATTCAAATACCATTTCAAAACCTCCCAAATTCACTCACATATTTAACATAAACATCAACTCAATTAAACCTACTTGTACTTTTCGTATTGAATCATGCTGTTTATTGATTTATCATAACTGTCTGACATCCTTTTATCTACGTGCTATTTTATATTTACTGAACTTTTACTTTTCGTATTGCCCCTTATAATTTGGAGTTAAATCATCGGCATTTCCCAAGCACCTCTCGTATCTACACCGGTATTTTCAGCCGTCTCTTCCAAAACTTTCATTTCATCGTCGGTCAGTGTCACCTTTATGGCTTCAAGCGCATCCTGCACCTGAGCGGGTTTCGTCACACCGATGATCGGTGTCGTTCCTTTGCCAATCGCCCAAGCCAGAGCAACCTGTGCCGGAGTGATGCCGTATTTGTCGCCGACTGTGCGCATCGCGGCAACAAGTTTTTCGATTTGCGGCAATAGCGGGTTGTAGGTATCACCGCGTTGGCTTCCGGCAGGTAGCGGATGGGCTGTGTCATATTTTCCACTTAATGCGCCCTGTTCCAGCACCATGTATGCCCAGAAGTCGATGCCGTTTTCCTTGCAATAATTCAGGATGCCGGCTTTCTCCGACGAACGGTAAAGGAGGCTGAAATGGTTCTGCACAGCGGAAATATGCACTCCCTCTTTGGAAAGAATCTCTTCCGCACGCTTGATCTGTGCAAGGTTGTGGTTGGAGACACCCACACGTTTTACTTTGCCGTTTTTCACGAGGTTGGCAAGGAACGGAGTCCACCTCTCCACATCCGCCGGATTGTGAATCCAGTAGATGTCGATATAGTCCGTGCCGAAACGTTCGAGACTGCTACCCAGCATATCTTCTACCGGATTAACGGAATCCCCAGCAATCTGGGGAGTAAACTTCGTTGAGATGAGTACATCTTCACGGTTGTGCTCTTTGGTGAATGCGGCAAGTAAGCTTTCCGAAGCACCCATGCCATAAACTACAGCAGAATCCCACAGGTTCAGACCTCCGGCCATTGCCGCATCGAATACGGGCTTCAGTTCATTCACCCCGAGGTTGTTTCCGAATACTTGGTTGCCACCGGCGAATCCTACGCCCCACGACCATGTGCCTAATGCAATTGAAGGTAATTTCATTTTTTCCATCTCTAATTCTTATTTTGTTATATGTTTCATAATTTTTGCCGGAACGCCGCCCACGACCGTATTTGCCGCAACGTCTTTTGTTACAACGGCTCCTGCCGCAACGACAGCGTTGTCTCCGATAGTCACGCCTTGCAGGATAGTCGCATTGGAGCCGATCCAAACGTTCTTACCCAGCACGATGGGAGCTGGGTAAGTGGTTTTCCGCTTTTCGGGCGAAAGTCCATGATTGAGCGTAGCAAACACTACGTTGTGTCCAATCTGGCATCCGTCGCCTATCGTGACTCCGCCGTGATCCTGAAAGTGGCAGCAGGCGTTGATAAACACATTTTCACCTACGGTGATGTTCTTACCGAAATCCGCATAGAGGGGTGGGAAAACGCGCAGCGATTGCGGAACTTCATATCCGAACAGTTTGGATAACAGTCCACGCACTTCATCCGGCGTATGATAAGCAGTATTCAGGCGGAACGTGATGCGACGGGCCTCATTGCTCATATCGTCCATGAAACGGTGGATTTCCTCCGTATCGAGAGGCTTCCGTGTCTTTACGTATGTCTTGAAATCTTCTATCGTCATATTTATTGCCTTTCGAATTTTACTGCTATATCTCCTCCGATATTCAGAGCCTCGATGCCGTCACCGTCGATACGGCCTATTTTAATCAGGTCGTTGCTATGCGACCAGCTCTTGCAGAAAATCGCCACGTTGCCCCACGGCACATAAATCGTGATGTCGCCGGGCGTGGGCGCACAGCCGCGTGTCACGCCTTCGGTCGTCAGAGCCGGACCGGGATAAAATATTTTCTCGGTCGTGTTGTTGTAATCGTTCAGTGTAACCTCTAACGGCAGACGGGAAAGAAAATCCCTGCCTGCGGCATTGTCCTCCATCGTGGCGGTAATCGTGCGGTCGCCGACCGTAATGTTCACTTTCAGAGAAGTTTCATCCGGAGTATCCGGTTTATCCGATTCTTCCCGCCCTGCTCCGATTTCTTCGAGCCATGCAGGAACACGGGTCGCCATTTGCGAAAGCCCCGAAGATGTCAGCAACAGGGTCCGGTCGATTACCGTCGCTTCCGGGCATAGGCTGCGTGCTTCACTTACCGATGTGGAGATACCGCTGCTGCCGCTGGTGGCGAACAGTGCGATTCGTTTTCCGGCAAGTTTTGCTGCGTGTTCGTGCAGGAATGTCTGCATCGATGTCGCCATGCTGCTATACCAGATGGGATAACCGACAAATACGATGTCATAGTCATCGAAATTTTCCAACGAAGTCTTGATCGGAGGATAGTTGCCCTGACGGATAGCCGCCAGCTCTTCCTGCGAGCGTTCCAACATGGCGTTGTAGTCATTGTCGTATGCCGTTTCCGGCTCCACTTCGAGAATATCGCAGTCGAGTGTCGTCTGAATCAGTTGCGCCACACGCTCGGTATTGTTCGTGCGGGAAGCATAAAGGACAAGGTAACGGCCGTTCCCGCCGGGGGCAGGCGTGTCGGGATTATCGTCGGAATCATCACCGCCACCCGGATTTTCCGGCTGTTCGGGCTGTTCTGAAGTGAACGGCTCATCAGAATCGCCTCCGCAAGCCGCCATAGACAAGGCGGCAAACAATAAAAACGGAATCAATAAAATCTTTTTCATATCATAAATATTCTATTTGTCGATTTGGCTTTCAGTAAACGGATCGGCACGGTGGCCTATAAGGTCGATTCGTGCGTATTCTTTGTCGAACTCCTCCATTTCGTATGGAGTGAGACGAACGGTCGCCGCACCGAGAAAATCATCCAGATGGGCAGGATTGGTCGTGCCGGGTATCGGGGCTATCCACGCCTTGCGCGAAAGCATCCATACGAGGGCGAACTGCGCCGGAGTCACACGTTTGCGCTTCGCCCATTTGCGGACAAGTGCCACGAGCGGCATGTTGTGTTTCAGCGCTTCAGGGGTGAATTGCGGCAGGTTCCAGCGACGGTCGCCCTCGTAGAAACGGCTGTTCTCGTCGATTACACCCGTAAGGAACGCACGTCCCAGCGAGCAATAGGGACGAAGCCGATGCCTAACTCTTCGAGTGTCGGAAATATCTTCGTTTCTGGTTCTCGCCACCAGATAGCATACTCGCTCTGCACAGCCGACAAAGGACATACGGCATGGGCGCGACGGATAGAACGTGCGCTGGCTTCCGACAGTCCCCAATGCAAAACCTTTCCCTCCTGCATCAAATCCTTGACCGTGCCGGCGACCTCTTCCATCGGCACGTTCGGATCGACACGGTGCTGGTATAAAAGGTCAATATGATCTGTACGCAACCGCCGGAGCGACCCTTCCACTGCGCGACGAATATGGTCGGGACGGCTGTTCAGTGCGGTTGGTTGCTTTTCCTCGACTCCGAAACCGAACTTTGTACCGATTCTCACCTTGTCACGGAACGGGGCGAGTGCTTCTCCGACCCACTCTTCGCTGGTATAAGGTCCATACACCTCCGCCGTATCGAAAAAGGTCACACCCTTTTCGTAGGCATGGCGGATAAGTGCAATCATGTCTTTCTTTTCATACTTTCCACCATAATAGCCCACCATGGGTAAACAGCCCAAGCCGATAACCGATACATTCAACAATCCTCCAAGATTTCTATGCTCCATATTTCCTAACGGATTACTCCTGCTCAAATAATTGCTTTTAGATGGCGATGGAAATTGGGCAAAGACTTTCGATAATCCTGTCCATTCTCTGGCAGCCAGTAAAGCTGTCATTGATGACAGCTTTAAAAAATCTCTTCTGTTCATAAATCATATAATTTTAAAGAATGACCTTCACCAATCAAGCCTCGCATAATCTCCATTTCATTCTCTTCCAGCCGAAAAGTAATGGATTCGTTTTCCTGTTCAGGGCAGATTCCATCCTGAACGAGAAAACATCTCACTACATTTTCGGTAGAGGTATGATAACGGTCTGCAAAATAGCGTACGACTTCATCTTCGTACAATTTCGCTGGAATGTCAATTTGTTCATTCATTACTACTTTCTTTGTATGATGCAAAATTACCTGATGCTCGTATAACCGATGTAATCATAAGTGGGCAGTTCGTACCAATTTTACTGATTTCTATCCTTTTTATTCGACTATTCGATTAAAATCATGTATTTTTGCATGTAAACAAGAGCTTGAACGGAAAGCTATGAGCAAGATACTAAAAGTACGAAATGTGGGCGATTATAGTCAGTGGGTAGGACACACCGACAGACATCCGTTAGTCAGTGTCATTGACTATGCGGAAGTATCCCCTGTACGCCATAGCTTGAACAATTACAGCATCTATGGTATTTTCTTTCATGACGAAGCTGAAATAGATTTAGCTTATGGTTGTGGAAAGTACGATTACAAGAAAGGAACGGTCATCTGCGTTGCTCCTGGCCAGATAGGTGGTAAAGAGGACAACGGCGAACGGGTAATGCTAACAGGTTGGGCACTACTGTTCCATCCTGACCTTTTACATGGTACCCCGTTGGAAAGGACGATAAAGAATTATTCGTTTTTCGATTACCGTGTTAATGAAGCTCTGCACATGAGCGATGAAGAACACGGCATTTTGACATCACTGATGTGCCAGATAAGGGATGAACTCTGGAAAAGGCACGATGAATTTCAAGATTCCATCATTGTGGGTTATATCGAGTTGGTTCTGAACTTCTGCCAACGTTTCTATAACCGCCAGTTCATCACCCGGAAACTTGATAATTCGGATATGTTGATGAAATTCGACCGTTTGTTGCATGATTACTTTGACAGGAACATGCAACTGACATATGGCTTGCCGACAGTGCAGTATTGCGCCGACAAACTTTGCATGTCATCGAATTATTTCGGGGATATGATAAAAAAGACAACAGGTGATACAGCAAGTAATTATATCCGTCAATACATAATACAACTGGCAAAAAACGAACTTGCTACGGGTGAAAGTATTGCACAGGTAGCATATGGGTTGGGGTTTGAATATCCGCAACATCTTAGTCGAATGTTTAAAAAGCAAACAGGAATGACACCATCAAATTATTTCGAAAATCTGCAAAGGAAATAATTATTCTTAATAACAATTTATTGGAAAAGCACTCTAAGATAGAAGAATTTATTTTACAGGTAAATCAAGCGACTTCGGAGCCTGCTTAACGGACGGTTTGGCGGCATGATTGCCGTTAAACCGTCCTGTTTTCGTTTAACGAAAACACAACTTGCTGTCCGCAGGAGCGGACCTCGTTTCTCCAATAATTATTGTGTATCAGCTCATTGTAAGGCTATTTTCCTGTGGTTTGCGGAGCATTTCTATCAGATATTTACCGGCTGTTCTCCCCATTAAAGGATGGATATATCTCCATAACCATGTGACTTACGCCCATAATTCGGGGATAAGGAGGCGAATATATGGGAAATCGGCCCTTTACATGCTCTATTGTCCATTAATGGATTGCTACTTCTACACTTCTGCAAATGAAGAAATGGACATGTAGCCGTATATACCTCATTGTTTTTTCTTCATTATCTCCATTAACAGATTGCTACTTCTACAAATGGAGAATGACAGGTAGTCGCGTGTGACTTATATTTTTTCTTTATAATCTCCATTAATGGATTGATATTTATACACTTCTGCAAATGGAGATTTTGAGATATCTGTATCCAGAAGGGTGCGTGCTCCCTTCACTCCCGGCTATCCTTATTTTGATATCCGGCTATATCGCAATTCTGTGATAGCATTATCCGGATAGCGTATCATACGGCTATATACAAATATGGCTACACTATAATTCATGGTTGTGATGGAGATGGCTCTTCCCATCCGGTAACAGACCATGATGCCACAAGGAAAAAAGCGACAGCCACAGAGAAAAAACGGATGGCAGGAACGATTACGGAATCAGGTAAATAGAAAGTCCGGTACATGCGAATTCAGGCAATCATCCCGGATGGAAACCTGTCAAAGAGGCTTTTGAGACATTTGAAATACCGATAATAAAAAAACGAGATCAGGTATATGGACGCTGTCATATACCCACAGCCTGCCACACCGCTGTTCCGATAATCATATATGGTTATCCGTGCATCCCGCCATATCCTTATTCCGATAGAAGGACGTATCGTTATCGTCGTATCTCCATGTCCGGTCATATGGCTATACACATATCCGGTGGCATCATCGCCTTTCCCATCCGGGTCTGTCACGGGTTGGATTCGGATATTCTGGATAAGTTTTTAACCTGAGGGTAATCGGCCTGATGGTATAATAGGAACAAGAAGAAGTCTGTAATCGTGGCATTTACCCGGGTAGAGAAGCCACATCTTTTTATTGCCGGACTTCCGGCATTGCCTTATCCATGCGTGAAGAGGAGTTTTTTCTTTCATCGCAACGTTCCTCTCACATATCCAAAGGGGGTAGTGGATCCAGACCCGCTTCGGCTTTCTTTTTCCTTCCCATATGACAAAAACCGACTATCCATGACTATTCCTGCCGGTGTGTCGGCCATGCTTGCTTCTCATGGTTCCATTAACGGATTGATACTTTCACACTTCTTGTGGACCGATAATTTAAGGATTCGTATCAGGGTGGATGCATGCTCCCACACCTGCCCATAAGGATTTAAAAGGATAGGTGGACAGGGAAACGGAATCCCGCCCGTTTTTCCAGCCGCTACAGGCAGCGAGCCTCTGACGCCACCTCCGCATAGGAAGAACCGTCCGAGAGGAACGGTATGTCCGTCTCCCTCATGTGTATCATAGTGATAACCGGCTTTAGATGACTATAAGTGACAGGTGGTTTCGTTCCGTCCGGTCCTCTTCTTCCTTTATTTTGTATTCCGAGACAATACCGGTTGTGTAATTTAATAATTTAAGATTTTAAGATATGAACTCAGAAAAGGAAAAGAACCGACCTTCCAGAACCGGTGGAGAAGATATGCCATCAATCAGGAGGAATCCGATACCAACCGGTTAGGATACAGACACCTTGAATAAGGACTTTTAGCCTAAGATAAAGTAAGCTAACAGCATGATAATAAGACTCTTACAATTACGACTTCTCCTGTGAAAGCATTACCTTAGTAGTGTAACAATAAAGGAGTTAACAAGTTATGAACGAGCAAATTAGAAGCATTTTAGCACAAGAGACAACGAAGACAAATAAGATCCGGCAGCTGTTCCTTCTGGGGGTTCCCCGTGCGGAAATCGCCAGGATGGTGACCAACGGCAATTACGGTTTTGTAGTGAACGCCCTGCGCCGGATGAGGGAACGTGAGGGCGGTCCGAATGCTCATTCGGCGACAGCCGCACCGGATTACACTTTCAACCGTAAGTTCGGTATCGAGATCGAGGCCTACAATTGCTCCCGTGAACGGCTCGCGCGCGAGCTCAGGGAGGCAGGGATCGAGGTTATGGTGGAAAGCTACAATCATACCACCCGTCCGCATTGGAAACTCGTGACGGACAGCAGTATAAGCGGCAACGACACTTTCGAACTGGTCAGTCCGATACTGGTCGGCGAAGTCGGCCTGCGGGAACTGGAGAAGGTATGCTGGATACTTGACCTGTGTGACGTGAAGGTGAACGGGAGCTGCGGGCTTCACGTACATATCGATGCCGCCGGTTTCAGCATGGAGACCTGGCGTAACCTGGCCCTGAGCTACAAACATTTGGAACCGGTCATCGACAGGTTCATGCCGGCATCCCGCAGAGATAACTACTATTGCAAGGGATTGGGCCATGTATCTGATGAGATGATACGCTCGGCCCAGACGGTGGACGAGCTGAAAAACAGAATCGGCAACCGTTACCACAAGGTGAATCTCGAAGCCTATTCACGGCACAAGACGGTCGAGTTCCGCCAGCATTCGGGAACGACCAACTTCACAAAAATGCGTAACTGGGTGCTGTTTCTCCATAAATTGGTTACCTTCGCCACGAGGGGACAGGTGCCCACGGCCACCGCGCTCCGGAACATCCCTTTCCTGGACGATGAACAGAAGCTATATTATAAATTAAGAACTAAAAAATTATCGGCATGAGCAAGCATATGTATATTTTGGCGGATGGCGGCAGGATTGCCGCCTCCGACCCTTCCGAGTTTGTACGCGTCCTGCGTGAGGGCAGCTGGTTTGACAGCGGGTGCACCGACGGGGAGTACATGGTGAATTTCTCCGGGCGGTACAGGGAACTGCACGGGGTGACGGTGAGGACCGACACCCC